TGGTTGCGGCGCTTGTTTTTCTTGCGGGGTTATCTCCCCGGTAAAATCACTTATATCTGGCATATATTCTCCTTATTTTTTAGCCCGGATCGTACGAGTCATAATCATCAATATGACTTATAAAATCCTTTACGTCTTGGTTTATAGAAATTAGCCAATGAAGGCCATCAAGAGGTAAGGAGTTGTTGTCAGGGTTAATTTGGTCAATATGTTTTTCTAAGACCTTGTTAATCACAACAAAACTCCTCCTTACCCGACTCACTTCGCCTCTGCGACTCATTTAATCATTTCCTCCCTTATTTGTTTCCAGTCGAAAGGCATCTCTGCAGGTAATCCATAGCGGTTTTTAGCCATCCAATTTGGATTATCCTGAGTGAATATTGTGCGATCGCCTTGATGAATTTCCGAAGAAAGGCCACCGCTTGAGTTTTTCTTTTGCACCGCACCCCTTTTAAATCTTGTAAAAAAGACCGCGTCACAATGCTCGATAATTAAATCTGCAGCACGATTATTAAGTTTAATTTGATGTCGATCGTAGCTTTCAGTTGTTGGATCGTCATACTTAACAACTTTATCGTGGGCAATTTGTAAGATCGTCATTTTTCTCTCATCTCTGATTCTGTCGATTAATCTTACATAATCTTTCCAAACTTCTAAAGCTGCGGCATAACCTTTACCGAATGCTTGCGAGCCGATCTCTTTCCACCCGTTCTCTTCACAAACATGTTTATGAATTAAGGCTTCGAGCCAATCAAGACTATCAATTGCAAGAACTTTAAAATCATGTTCTTCATTCAGCAGTGTATTTAATCTGCCGATAAATGATTTATCAGTTCCATCATCATAGGCCTTACACACATCAAAGTGGTTGGCCTTTAGTTTTCCAATTCCATCCTCAGTCTGCACAATGATTACATCAGGCATCGTTGAGGCAAAAGTGGTTTTTCCAATACCACCTGGTCCATATAAACAAATTTTGGGCGGTTTAAGTTGGCCCTTTGTTTTTATATCCGCTAGTGACATTATTTCACCTCCTTAATGACTTGTTTATCATTCATCGCTTTCTCAGCACCCGCTTGCCCGTCCTTGGCATAGGAATCTAGCAACCGGTTAAAATCATCAAGGCTCTCTTGCGCATTCATCACGAACTCGTCACGCTGCGCTTTCTTTTTATTATATCTTTCCAAAAGATTTAAAACGTCCGGGGGTAATTCAGACAGCTTATATTCAGGGCCATCTTGCATAAACCGGACAGTCTCTTCATTTTTCTTAGACATTTTGCTCTCCTTTATTATGAAGTTTATATTCATCACAATTGACTTTAGCGTTGCAAAATCTGCAATGGTCGCCATAAGTAAATTGTGGGCTTTCCTCTTCGCAGGCATTAATAGCCTGCTTGAGATCGGTAAAACCCCAGTCGACCAAATTGACCGCTGGAATTTCATAACTGGTAACCGGGGTGCGCTTACTCCTTCTTGGCTGACAAATTGACAGCTCAATTGTGGTGTCCTCATCTCCGTATTTCGCAAGCGCACCCAGCCCATAAATCATAAGCTGCTTATTGCGCTTAACATCCACGGGCCACTTACCGGTTTTTAAATCAATAATTTGTATTCTATCTTTGCCAATTAATATGGCATCAGCTGTTCCGCCGCATTCTGAAGATATCTCATCAACAAAAACCTTCTCCTCAATCAGCAAGGTTGCATCAAGTTCTTCTTTCCTTTCCTTAATATAATCCACATAAATTTTAGCGCAGTCCAACATGTCCTGGTCAATCTCGATCTCAAACTCATCAATCGTTTCTGTCCGGCCCAACCAGTACTGTTCAGGCGCAAGATTATCAAACCTGTCTTTTAAAATTGTTTCGGTGATTGAGTGAATCAATGTACCCGTTGCGGCCGGGAGGCTTGAACTAAAAGGCACATTCAAGTTCATTTTTGGATAAGCGGCACACTTAAACCATTTATCCGCAGCTGATGGACTAAATAATTTATGACTCATTAAAGGTGACCTTAGATCCGTTTTCAAATTCTTTTATTTCATCAAGATCGTAAAGTATTTTACCTACAATTTTGTAGGGTTGCGGGCCTACCTTTTTGCCGCGCCAATTATCAAGAGTCCTTTTACTTCGTCCCCAGCGCGCGGCTAGTTCTTCCGTACTTATAAAAGTCCGCTTATTATCTTCGTTGTTCATAGTTGTCCCTTAAAATTAACTTATATTTACAAATTTACACTAAATGCTTATTATAAGCAAATATAACTTTTTAGGAGAAAGAGATGAGTTTAAATGATGTAAGTGAGAAAGAATGGAATGATGCTGTTAAAGATATGGTCAACCATCCGCCACATTACAACCAAGGCGGCGTTGAATGTATCGAGGCAATTAAAAGCATGTTAACCCCGGAAGAGTTTAAGGGTTATTGTAAGGGCAGCATTGTTAAATATGTTTGGCGCTCTGATTTAAAGGGCCAAAACATAGAGGACTTAAAAAAGTCTGAGTTTTTTCTTAAAGCATTAATTGAGGAGTTAGAAAACTTATAGTGAGGTAGCTATGAATTTTGCAGACTTTAATGATCCTGTAAAAAACGAGTGCGAAGGCAAGAAACCTGTTTATTTAGATAAAAACTTGCTGGTCGACTTTGTTAATTTCTGCAGAAAAAAAGACAAGGACCCTCAGTCTGTTTGTGAATACTTTTTAAAACTTGGTATTCACACAGACACAAAGGAAAGAGTCTTTTTTGATGTGGATAATTTATAAGGATTAATTTCTTAAAATACTTTCTATATGATTGCTGACCACGTTTGCGTTTTCAATAGCGCGCTCTTTATGGATATGCGCGTACCTTTGGGTGGTTGCAACGTCCCGGTGGCCCAGCAGATTACCAACCTCTGATAAATTAACCTTTTGCAATGACCAAGAGGCATAGCTGTGCCTTATATCATGCAGCCGCGCATCCGCGCACCCCGCACGCTCGCTGATCATTTTCCAAACCGACCTTGGCGATACGATCCCAATAATAAACTCGCTGTCGCGCTCGCAGGCATCAAGTATCTTTTGCACACCCGGTGTTATATGAATAATACGATCCTCTCCAAGGCGGTCACTTTTGTGTTCTTTTATAACCAGCATATTATCCTGAATATCACTCCAGCGCGCGTTTCTAATTTCCCCAACTCGCGCACCGGTCATAATCAGCAGCTTGATAAAATTACAGGCCTTACGATAGCGCTTGCGATTGACCAGGTGGTCCAATTGCTCTGTGATTGCGAGCAATTCATCATTAGTTATATATCGCTTGCGCTTAACCTCACGATTGCGCGGAATATTGGTGCAAGGATTCACGTCAAGATAACTAAGCGTTATGGCCAGATTAAACATGGCCTTGAGAATAGAGAGGCACTTATTTGATGTGTAGGGGGAACGATCAGTTATATCAAATAGTAATGATGCAATATCACCACGAATTATGTCCGTGACCTCTCTATCTCCAAGAACTGACATTATGTCATTCTTATAAAATTGTACAATACGGGCCGCAGTTTTTACATTGCGCCTTTTCAAGTCTTTTAAATAAATATCAAACAGCTCGTTTAAATTCATAATTAAGCCTCCGTCTGCTTAGCCCAAAATTCAGCGTATTCTAGGGCGCATTTGTTTTTACAAAATCTGTAAGTGTAATTTCCGTCCGGTAGCCATTTTGCTGAAAAACCGCGATCATATTTGCCCGTCCAAATAAAAGCAGCATATAAATATTTTGACCTCTTAAATTTAACCTTGATATCAGGATCGAAAATATCGCTCATGCTTGGATCGACATAATAATAAGTGCCATCCTTTTCAAAAATTTTTCTTCCAAATCCGTTATCAAACATATAATCGCGTCCAAAGGTGTAATTTTCAGTCGTGTGGCTGTCTATATACTCCCAATTAGCGTCCGTTATTTCGTATAAGCATTTCGTGCGCTTGATCTCATAATTGGTTAATCTTTGCGCATCCTCAAGCGTTAAAAAGTCCGCTGGATCAAAATCCAGAGGCTCATAAGCCTTTCTTATATTTTCGCCGCAATTCCGGCAGGTTTGTTCTTTGATCGTTTCCATAATATTCTCCCTAAAGTTATTAGTGTAGTATGGTGAATAGGTGTGAATATGTCAACTATCAAGCAGGTCGAGAATATTTTTAACAGCATCGTTGTTTTTAATATGCTCGTCTGCAAAGGTCATCTGTGTGAGTTCTTTGGGTTTTATAAATATAACGGATCGATATTTTAAATTAGCAAAGGCAAAAAAATCTAGGTTTGAATAATCGTACTCCCTTGATTTGCGCTGATAATTTTTGCGCATATCGTAGCGCCAGTTGTTTCTTGATTTTTCTTGTTTTGATTTGGTTTTAACTTGTACCCGGTAATAATTTTTTTTATATAAAAAAACCAGGTCAGAGTCAGAGTTTCCATTTGAAAAGAAAACGTCATCGGCAATCAAATATAAAAATGAAGCTACCAGGTGTTCTCCCGCATGACCAATATGATGCGTGGAGTGGGCCATGGCCTTAGATTATTGGGTTGCTACACCCGGAAGTAGTCCTGCTGCGGCAGACAATTCTGCTTGCAGACCTATTCCGCGTAGAGATTTTTCAACTAATTTTCTCTCTGCTTCTCCTAATGTTTTTAGATATGCGATTTGTTCTTCGGGTGTTTGTAAAAATAACTTTCTTGCTACTTGTTTAGCGCCTTCCGGGCTAAGACCACTTGCGCGAGCGCCTATTGCAGCTAATGATTGTCTTGCAGCACCTACCGGATCGCCGGCCATTGCTCTTCCAATCACACCTAACGTTGGATCGATTGCGGCATCTTCGACTGCCTCCATCCTTGTTTTGGTTGGTGATCCTCCAAGAACTTTATTTTTTGTTTTTACCTTTTGTTTTTCTAATTCAATAATTTCTTCAAATTGCTTGTAAGCCTTTTGTCCTTCTTTTGTTTTTGGGAAGGCATATCTGATAATTCTTCTTTTTTCTTCGCTTCCAAAAACTCGCGTCACAAAATTTGAAGAATCATTTGCTTTTAATGATTGGTCTTTAATTCTTGCAATTATTCCAACCCTAAATGCTTCTTGTTCTGCAGGGTTGAATTTTTGCACAATTTTTCTTAATTGATCTGCTGAAATTCTTTTATCACCAACACCGATGGTAAATGCGCTTCGTAATCTAGCAATGTCTGAAAATTCTTTATTTGCCTTTCCATATGCTGGGTTTGCTTTTTCAATTAATTTGTTGAGTATTACCTTTGAGTCAGTGACCGCTGCACCATATTGATTAACCTTACCAAAGGCATCTGTACCCTTTTCAATAATACTGTCTAAACCACGTTTTATTGTATGCAAATATTGTGTGGGTATTGGTTTGTCTAAAAATGCCTTTAATGCATCTTCGTCTTTTAATAATTTTGAAATATCAGGAACTTGCTCACCTCTTGCACGTAAGGTTTTTCTACCCTCGCGCGCTGCAGCAATAATCAGCTCTTTTCTTGGCCCGGTGAAAAAGTCAGACAATTTAACTGTGACATTATTACCAGCTAAGTCTTTATGGGTGACACTTGTTTTTGACGGGACTCCCACTGAATAAGCCTCTCGATAAGCAGGTCCGGCTTTTGCTTCTTGGATAGCCGCTAATTTATCAACATATTCTCTTGAAAAAGGACCTTTTAATTTTGTTTGGTCAATAAGGCTATCTGATATTCTTTCGGCCTGAGCGGTTGCCCTGCCCTCCAAAACATCGGCCACCTCTTGTCTTGAGCCACCTGCAATAGCCTGAGATGCATACCCAAGCTGGGCTAAGTCCTCTCCAAGGTCAGCAATTAATACGTCTTTTTGGCCTAACTTTTCCGCTCTTTGTAGCTTGTCAATCGCTCCCTGCCTTGATAGACCGCTTCTTTCTAATGCTTGTAAAATTTTGACATCACTAAATTGTTCTGCAGCTTTCTGACCGCCCACACCAAGGGATTGACTGACTTTTTTTAATCCCTGTATGCCACCTTGTATTCCAACCGGTACAGCTCCCCCCAAAACTCCACCAAAGACTGCGCCCGTGCCAGCGCCTGTAAGACGCTCACCAAAACCGCCTTCAGCTGTGCCTGCGCCATATAAACCGCCATAACCCGCGCCTGTTCCTGCACCCTTTAAAACTGACTTCATAAGGCTTGGGTCAGATACAATTTCTGTTATTTGTTCGGCTTGCTTGGCTTTTTGCGCGCCAACTCCCGCTTTAGCGGCAGCTGCTGCCTTTGCTCTAGCAACACCAGCAGAAATTCTTGCTCCTGTTGCGCCAAGCCCAGCAACTGTGCCTGTACCGCTACTAAATAAACCAGCGGCTAAAGATGGAATAACTGCTCCACCCATTTCGAGGCCAAAGGCTAAAGCACCAGCATCCTTTCTAAATTCATCTAAATTTGTCCTGATGTCTTTGACGCTTTTATCATAATCACCAAATACACCAAAACCTGTTTTTAAACCGGCCTCAATTTCATCGCTAAAACCAAAACTTAAACCTTGTGCAAAGGCACGAGTCCCACCGCCTAATTTATCAATTAATGAAAGGTCGGCCGCATCAGATTCAATTTCTTCGTCGACTGGTGATTCCCTCTGCGCCTCAACCTGTTCTTTAACCTTAAGAATATAATCTTCTTGTTGTTGATCATTTAGGTCAAGAAAAGCGTCAGGGACCTCAATAATACCAATACCATCTACATCAACTTTAACTGCCATCTTCGTCTAATATTTTAAATTGTATTGTTGTTTCACCCTCTGAATACACAGGGCTCTTGTTAAAGTTTTCTCTTCGAGTGTTTATAATTTTTTTGTTGAATGCGATTTCATTGTTGTTTGCTTTTCTAACTCCTTCAAGAGCTGCAATTACATCTTCAGGTGTTTGCGCATAAGTTAATTGGTTTAATGCTCTTTGTGCATCTCCATCGGTTTGTGGGCCTTTTGCTTTTTGAAGAACTGTGTTGACATAGCTTTCCTTCCACCTTTTGAAGGCGGTTTTATTAGAAAGCCTTAATTGTGATTGTGAGCCAGCCGGCACACCAAACCCCATTTTTCCAAAGAAGTCCTCAATACCTTCACCCGGACCGAACTGCAACATATCACCTTTAATTTGCTCTATAAAACCATCTATTAAATTATTTTGATAGCCAAAAGAGTTTATTATTGCTTCATTGTCTAGTTCCTTTTCAATTGCTGAGTTAGGTAATGGTTCCTTTTCATCCTCTAAAAGCTCTATTCGTCTTTTAGCCTCGACTACATCTTGGTTAACCTCAACCCTTGGTACTATGGTTCCGGTATCCGGATCAATATCAAAATAAGTTATTAATGTGCCATCAGATGAAACCTGAGGTTTTAAATCTTTTTCTGTGATTCTACCTTGTTGCGCATATTGTAGTGCAACCGCAGGGTTATCAATTGCAACCAAAGACATGGCCTTATCTAAATCACCTGCAGCAATAGCTTCTTGAATTTGTGTGTTTCTTTGTAGGTCTTGAGCCTCTTTTTGTCTATCAAGTAAATCGGACCTTCTTACTCTTGCTCTGCTGACAATATCGCGTCCTGCAAAAGCATCCGATAATCTTGCAGCCAACTCTCGCATACCTTGTTGTTGGGCCATGCTTCTTTGTTGGTTATATGTTGTTAATTGCTCAGGTGTTAATTGTTGTATTTGCTGTTGTGTTAACAACTCATTAGGATCGTCGCCAAAGCCGCCGAGCCTTGATACAAAGTTTCCACCCATTGTTTTAAGTTGTCCAAAACTCATAAAAACCTCTAACTAAATAAACCCATAACCGATGAAAGTATGTCACCTGGTCCGGTTTTCTTTTTATCTCTTTGACTAATTAGCGCTGGAACACCACTTAAAGCTGATGTCAATGCGCCTAATTGTTGTTGGCCATAACCTTGAGCTCGCAAGAACTCGTTGTAGGCTTGGTCCATAGCTCTTTGTTGTAGAGCCTGTTGCTGGCCGCCTATGCCACCAAGCAATCCAAGCGCCCTGTATTGGTCTTCTAATTGACCGCCAAGTAATCCTGCGGCCTGTTGCCTTCTTCTTAATTCAAGTTCAGGCTGCATCATTGCCGCGCGCCCGGCTATGTCTAATTCCGCCATGCCTGTTTGCTGGGCTAATCTTGCCTGTTCAAGCGCGCGCTGTTGTTCTTGTTCTGCGCCTAACAACCCGGCCTGTTGTTGCAACTGTGCTTGTTGTAAAGCGCGTTGCTGTTCCTGTTCAGCACCAAAAATTCCTAACTGCTGCTGTCTTGCAATATCTGCAAGGGCGGCTTGTTGTGCTTGTTCAAAACCGGCCTGTCTTAGACCAGCCGCAGTTCTTGCGGCCTGTTCTGCAAAAGGTCTTGTTGCCTCTGATTCAATAAGCGCTGATCTCGATCCACCAAAAGCACCTGCTTTGATTGCACGTTCTTGCGCTTGCTGTTGTGCCAAGTCCGATTGTCTTTGTATGTCTTGCATGGCCAAATCAATCACCTGTGTTTGGAAGGGTGACTGATATGCTGATATATCAGCGTCTAATAAACTTCTAAATTGTGGCGCTTGCACATCTCCAATCGTCGCAAAACCAGGTGTACTAACAGCACCAATTTGTGCGGTTGTCCCGGTCACGGGCGCGATTGTGGGTGTCGGCGCATCGGCCAATTGTTGCAAACCAGCGCGCGGATCGAATCCCATTGATGATTCCACAGCGCCTCTTGTTGCCTCAAACTGTCTTAATTGATCAGGGTTGAAGCCTGCAACTTGCGCACCTGTATAAGGTATGAATGGTTGCTGCGCGATTGATTGCCCAGCACGAAATACATCCTGATACATTTGTTTTTGCCATTCAGGCACTTGTTGTGTTGAGGTTGTTGATCCTTTACTCATAATTCCTTTCTAATTAAATATTCAGGCAAAAAACCTAAATGTTTTAGCTTTCTTAACCAGCCCTTTCGGCCACCGCCATACATCCTTTTACAACCAGCGGTTTTAGCAAATTTCTCTAAGTATGGTAGCATTTTTTCTAATTCTTTAAAATCGCCACCGCAAAAAAGTATGTTCATAGCTTTATTTTGCGGAAATATTACAAACTCTGTTATAACGAAAGATTTATCTGCGGGCCACAAATGAAATAAACCCTCCCGGATATTTTCCTTAACATCATTAATTAAATAATTATCTTGATATTTAAGGGCTTTCTCAATCCAAGGTTTACACCGGTTGAACTCTTTTTCCCAAGGCTCTAGGTTTGGAAACTCAATTATATTAGTCGCCTTTGCCATACTCAATGATACTTAAAACCAGGTCAATGTTTGCATGATTTACCTGTGCTTTTATTATTTCACCTTGTTGGATAATAATTCCTGCGCTGGTGGCCAAATCTTCGGTAGCGTATGCTGATATGTTTTTTTGTTTATATATAAAAAACTCGTTAGAGCTGGTGTCAGTAATTGACACATCCAAATTAGTTTGTTGATTACCATGATCGCAAGCTAAAAAACTTTTTACTATAGCAAAATCAAAATCACCGCCGCTGGGTGCTGTATATATGGTTTGCTGTGTTGTGGCCGCAAAAGAATATTTAACATTGATAGCACGCTGTATGTACTGTCGTTGTGAAGATAAATCCATTATCTTCTGCCTCTATTTTTTACATCTAAGCGTATATTACCGACTTGAAAGTCTTGTGTTTTACTGCCCGTGACTGTCATTTGCACTTGACGCGCGGTAAATCTTGCATCGGTATAGCCATCACTTTCAAAAGTAAAACTTCCAAAGTCCGTTTCAGGGCCAAGAGGAGTAAATTTACCTTTAAAACTAAGGGTTACACCGGGTAGTGAGTTTGCTTCTTCGTCCGGGATTATTTGATTACATTGCACATATCTATCACCATTGCCTATTTGTATTGGCCCTGTTTGACAGAAAGGTACTTGAGAATTAATGCTAGGTGAATTATCTAAAGATGTTGATTCATGTTCGTAAACAAAACCACTAGAATCACCTGCGATCGGATAAGTAAATGCACCTTGGTCAATCCATGCACCACGATCCATAGAGCCTATCGACCATACATTATCGACATAGTTCCATATCACATATTTGTTTGATGAATATTGTGAGTCGCCCACAGGAAAACCCCACCATATTTCGTTAAAATTAGAGTTGTGGCCACCCCATGATGCTGCCCTACCAGGTATATTCATGTTATCAAAAACATAATCATGCACATCACATTTTATTTCCCTGACTGTACCATCATAAACAAAAAACGAATTTTCACCCATCCAAGCTAAAAAATTCCCTGTGGATACGACAGTTTTAGGACTTATTGATTTACAGTTTTGACCTGCATCAGCAATACCATAAACAAAAGGTGAGCCTGAGTAATACATTCTGTTAATACCTGTATCACTAAAAATTATGACATCTGATCTAAACTTAACAGCAAACAAGGCTCGTCCACCTGTAGGAATAATCAAATCACCTGCGGTGTTGGTTGCTTTTGATGTCCACGTGTTGCGATCTTCTCTAGTTGACCATGCTATTTTTCTAGGATCACTAGCCGATCCAATAGCAACTAAGTGCCTTTCATTGGTTACCAGTGTTGATAAATTACCTGTGGGCGCGTTGGTGACCGCAGTTGAAATAGTATCTGCTGTACCGCCTGAGTTTGGTCTCCATTTGTAAATTTTGCCATCCTTAGAAAAGGTAAAGACTAAATCCTCACCCCAATTATCAAAAGAAAAATAACCTGCTTGTAAAACTAAGCCTGATTGACTTCTTGCATCGCCATAATCTTCAGAGCCATAAGTGTAAGCACCATAGCCTAGAGGATCATCACTCGCATCATTAACAAAGCCTGCAGGGGTTATATCAGTCCAAGTGTTGTTATATAAAACATAAACTTTTTGTCGTGTGCCAACTGCAAGGATGTTTTCACCTGTGTTGTCTTTATATGCAAATAGACCAATAACTGCGCCTGAAAGTGCTGAATTTCTTAGTTTATCCCAACCACCGATAGGTTTTAGATAGCCATTCTCAAAACGAACTAAATCCCCGTCTACCCAACGACCTTTGTTTGCGTAGTCAGTTCCGTTTTTTACGATCCCTGCTGGGGGTGTTATTGGAAATAATGCCATAGCCTTATTGTATAAGAGCTTGGTTTATGTGTCATTAAGAAGATGGAGCTGTAGGCCATTCTCCTAATGGTCTTACTGGTGGGTTGGCATCATTGTAAACATAGAGTGCTGCCAAACCATCAACATCAGTTACATCATCAATTAAACCCTTCATGGTTGATGCTGTTGACCTAACATTCGTTCTAAAGGTTGACCAATCGGAAGGTATCGCTGTACCTGCTTCTTCTTTCCTAATTACTAACCAGTCATTAGATTGTAATAAAGCATAAGCCTGACCATCCACTGATTCTTTGTGAAGAGTTTTTAAACCTTTAACTAAATTTTCTCCAGAACCACTATCATCTAATGGTTTTGCTGTTGCTGTGCCGTAAGTTGCTGTTACAGTATTATTTGCAAATGCAAATGATTGTTCTGTATTTATGTAATACTCTTTATCTTTTTTATTCGTATCATCTTGTACTACCTCATAAATACCTATAGCTTCTAATTCAGATTTACTCCACATATTAAAAATATTTTGGGGGTATTGCACACCACCAATTTTCATAGGTTTAGATGATTCTATAACCTCAGTTATGTTGTTTGATTCTACTAATGCCCACATAATTAATTCCTATAATATACTATTGTGCTGTTAATGGCACTCCGCCACTACTCACTGTTGGTTTTTCTGCTATCGCCCAATACAATAAATCTCCATTTAATTCACTGTCATTAGACCTCATTTTGACTCCATTATTTAAAAAATCTACATATATATCGTTAGCACCACCAGTTGCAGAACCCTCTGCTGTTCTTGTGTGCATACGCATAAAAGGTTGTGCACCACCATTTTGTGTTTTTCTTTTACTATCTATACAAAACCAACCAGCACTTGCATCAGTTCTTTTATATATAAAAAATCTTGGTTTAAATCCTAAATAAATAAATGTGCCATCATCAGCCTGATTATTACCATGTGTTAAACCTGCTCTTTGATAACCTTGTTCATTACCAAAGTGCCATGCTACATAAGATTTAGCACCTTGAGGTCTAAACACAGGGTTGACATCTTTACAATTTACAACTGAAGATGTTGGAGCAGCATCAAATAGTGCATCACCTGCACCTGTACCTGTAGAAAGATATCCTGCATTATCGTATCCTCTTTTATTATGCAAATAAACCACAGGTGCATTACTACCAATCGTTTTAGATTTAATCAAAAGAAACGCAGGTATCTCACCTAGACCATGTGAATACGAACCAAAGCTAGTTGAACCTTGATATTCTGATATTGTTATATTTGCAGTCAAATTCTTTTGTACTGTAGATTCAGATGGATCATATGTTGGTGAACCTGCTGCTATAGTTTCAGTTGTGCCACCATTTATTTTCCAACACCAAGCAACATAAGTATCACCATTCGTATTGCCCTCTGCATTAGCACCTAAACTAAATCCATCACTATCAAAAGAGGTAATACGATTAGTTGCTGATTGCTCTGTTTCTTCCCAGCTATCTGTATTAGAA